GACCATGCCATCACCGAAGTTGCTTTCTACAAGCAGACGTGATGCGTGGTAAAGCTTTCCGAGTCTAACGATGGAGGATAGGGTTTTATCGGAATAGCCGTCCCTATAAGCACACATATCCCGAACAAAGATATAACCATTAGCCTGCGATAGAACAACGGCCACCGTTTCATCTGTACCACGTCCAGAAGGGTCTACAGAGACAATTGTCTCGCTATAGGGGCATATCCCCTCATCAATGAACATCGGCCCGTAGAAGCGGTCTCCGGGCAGTCCTACGGGGTTTAGATCTTTGAGCATGTATCGAGGATCAGCCGACCATGCATACCTTTCTGCACATTCAAAGCCGAGGGGTGTGCAGATCATGTCCTCAAACTTCAGCGGGAACTTCTCTGCATCACTGAGAGAGGTATCCAGCTGGAACTGGAGCATGAAGTTAGACCGCCCCATAGCAGCCTCACGTTCGAGGAGGTCTAGGTCAGTGAATCGATTATCTGTGGGTGTCCAAGCCTCCACTCCCTTTTCGATGTCTGCAACCAGCTGGGGCGCAAGGAGCCCCTCGTAGTTGGTGAGATCTTTTGGATATCGTGCTGGCCAGACAAACGGTCTGTAACTCCTTTCTGCAAGCTTTCGATAGACGGTGAATTGCGTCTGCGGTGTTCCCAGGAAAAGAATTCGCGAGTCGTCATTTGGAGTCAGGATCGATTCTGCTTCTGTGACCAGCTGTAGGAGCTTGGTCCTTTGCATATCTGTGGCGGAGTTAGAGGGAACCTCAACGTCGTCAAAGCACATCAGATCTGCACGGGCCCCGGTCAACTGACCTGTTACGCCTACACTTTTGAGAGACGGTGCCTGGTGAGGTTTAGCAGGCCCGACATCAAAACTGATGCGGGACCAACGCTGATCATCAGACCTGGGTCCCAAAAAGTTGAGCCAGTCAATCTCGATAATGAGCTTTTGGCAGAAGATTGAAAAGTTATCAGCCCTCTCTTTAGAGGCTGAGATAACCATGATCTTCTTATCAGGATCGTTATAGAGAACCCACAGAACGAACGCAGCGGTGATCCAACTCTTACCGACACCTCGAAAAGCTGATATTTGAAGTCGCTTGGGTCCATGTTGCAGATACTCCGCAATGGCAAGTTGTGCCCTGGTTGGTTTTGGAAGGTCTAGCTCCCTCCAGATAAGAGTCAGGAATACACGGAAATCACTCCTGATCTTCTCTTCTAGTTCTTTTAATTCCAATAGTATCTAGTCCCTCGACTTCGGAAGGTTCTGTGTAATAGATCGGCTCTGTAAGGCCCTCAGGAGCCTCTGTGAGCTCGTGATATTCCCGTTCCGCCCTGTCTAGGGTTGTAGAGATTTTCGCGTCAATGTAGAGGCTCTCAAAGCCATATAGCCATCCAGTTAAAAAGAAAGCCAAGGGTGCGGGTAATAGCCTCCACACTTCCTTGGCTAACTGTTTGAACTCATTGAGCCTGAATTCAGCAGGTCTCATAGTTGGTTATTAGAAAGGTAGGCCTAGGGCACGGAGGGCGTCTCCAATGAGTTCGCCAGGGCCTTTAGGGATCCCAGGGTTAATACCCTGTTGCGGATTCTTGATCTGGTTGGGGTTAGTGACAGGGGTTTCAGGTTGAGACCCGATTGTCGTGAAGGTTTCGTCTGCATATGACCGCCGACGATCCATGTGTGGGACGCCGGGGCGGAAGTAGGTGTCGGTGTAGTACTGGGCGTAATCAGCAGCACTGTTGAATTCAGGAGCCCTTTCAAAGCTCCGAGTCCATCCAACAAGGGACGCACCATTGGTGTCATGCTTGCCCAGGTACTCATCCACGAAGTACTTGAACTGCCATTCCTTGCTGTTAACGTTCTGCCCGTTACGCAAGGCGGAAGCACGGGCTCGGTCATAAGCCCTACGACGAACACCTGTGTATTGACTCAGGCCTCGACCGGCATTACCGTTACCAATCTCGACAACGTCAAGATTGACAAGGTTTGGATCGCCGGTCTCAATGATCCAGGACCCAATCATTCCTGCAGCTTGTTTAGGGGTGAAGCGTTTGAGTCGTCCACCACTTACCTTTTCAATGTGAGAGCCAGTGAGGGCTTTATAAAACCACGATCTCTGGGACATAGTTAAATAAGGCCTCACACGGAGGCCCCTAGAAGGACGAGGATCAGACTTCGACGCTGACTGCCAAGCCCATGGTGTTTGGACCAACTTCGTGACTACGAGCAACGCAATCAGAGAGAATCTGAAGAACGTCAGCTACGGTGTTGGCCGTGTTGATGATGTTGAGAGCACCTTCAGCGGTTGCGTCGATAGGGACGCCACCACCTTTGAAGCGGTCAGTAGCGAACATGGATGCGGCCTTTACGTCCGCAGTGAAAGTTTCAGCTGTCATAGTTTTGTCTAAGATTGTCGAGTTTGTCTTCGATACGAACAAAGTGATCCTCAAAACGCTTGAAGGATTCGGTTACTTCTGTTCGGGTTATGTATTTCTCTGCCATCTTTAGTTCGATGGCATCAATACGGCGGATAACAAAGGTAAGACCTGTGAGTGCGGCTATAGCTACAGAAATTGAAGCTTCAAGCATCGGAGGGTTTTAAATTAGGCCGCTAATGTCTGCAAAAAGATATCTAGTTGCATGGATCCTTTAGCTTGGTTGCAGGAGCGACATGCTGTCACGCAATTGCTAGATAAATCTTCTCCCCCTTTGCAGCGGGGGACTACATGGTCAATGGTCAGGTTTTCAGTGCTGCCGCAGTAGACGCACTTGTGTCCATCCCGAGCTTTGATTGCCTCTCTCCACATACGCTTGGCATCACCAGAGCGAAAGCAGAGCATTTCGTACATGAAGCTTCGGGGCGTTTCCATTGGCTCATTGGGATAACGTTTTAGGCTTTGTATTTGGACTTGCCGTTGCGTCCATTACGACGGCGATTGGTAGAGGCTTTTTCCAGGACGGTCTTACCGTTGGCCTTATGGCTCACGTCCTTTCCATCTCCATTGCCGTAAGTTCCACGCTTACGGTTCTCTTGATTTAGGGCCGCCCGTCGCTTCTTTTGTGCGGGCTTCCGGTTGTACTTAGCTTGTGCGCGAAGTCGAGAGGGTGAAGACTTAGCCATTCACATCCTCGAAGGTAAGTTCTGGAATCAGACCAGCAAGACCAGCCAGTGGGGACCCAGAAACAGGTACACCAGTGATGTCATTCTTGGCGAGCCAGTCGGCTGCAGCTCGGAGGTCAGCAGTAGTTGCTTCTCCAGACTTAATGCGGGCAACAAACTCTTCGGTGACTAATTTGTGGAGGCTATCAAAAGTGTCCTCACTAGCACGTTTGCTCATCGGATTACTTCCCAAGTTTCTCTAGTTCCGCCTGAAGCTCTTCAATGCGAACCTTGATCGCAACGACTTTGTCGTCTTCTTTGCGATGAGGACGCATCTTGTCAACAATGCTCTTAGCCATAGCCAAGACACTGTTCTCTTTCAGCTTGGAAGCACCGATCACTTCAGACGCAGCAAAAGCGCCAATCCAGATCAGGGTCTCCCAGGCGATTTTAACGCCAGCAATTTCTAGCATTGGTTTTACCGGTTAAGGGTGTTTATTGTTCGCAGGTCATATACCAACCTGTGTTTGGTCCATCCACACACCAGCGGGGCATGAAATTCTTATATGAATAGTGGATGTACTTACCGTTGCTATTGTTGAGATAGTTTCCGTTAACAAGGTCTGCTTCTCCATTTGGATCATGGAGGATTAGACCCTTATCAGTGTATCCAACTACAACGGACCAGTGGCCTCCACCATGTGGAGCGGTAACAGGGCCAGCATGAAGCCAGCCCACGCCCACAGGTCGTCCCGCATCAATCTCAGCCTTCAGATCCTCAACTCCTCCGTTGACAGAGAAGGCGGGCTTAAGGCCTAGTGATTTAAGGGCTGCCAGTTGAGCATTCGTATCAGTACTGTCGCCGAAACGTGCGCGTACTTTGTTGTACTCGTCGTCGGTCTTTACCTTGAAATAACCGGCTGCGAGCATCGCACAGGAGGAGCTGTAGCACTCGCGATAGCCGGTTCCAGAGGTATTGTCGTTCTGATAGAAATACTCCACTTCCAGGGGATTCTGGGAGGGTTTAGGAGCGTTCCTGTAGTCCTCCTTAAACCCATCGAGAATGTAAGGAGGAGTCAGGGCTTCTAGCTTTTCCCAGGCGGCTATCTGGTGTGGCAAACCTTTGTAGTACTTAGCCGCATCAACTAGAAACGTCATTGTGGAGGTTCAGGCCAGACGATTTCCATTGGATATCCAGGTTGCTCGGTTATGTCGCGCAACGCTTGACGATAAACAACCCACCGAGATGAAGTGCTCTCTGGGACATCAGGGTTCTGCGTCCAGTCGCTTTCTTTTAATAATTGGTCTCGTTTCTGACGAGCATCACCATCAGCGATTTGCTCTATGGTGAACTCTGATGGAGCAATTTCGCCTGTATAGGCTTGCAGTTCTTGCCACAATTTTTGGCCATAGGCCTCCTCGTCATTTGATGTGACGTGGTAGGGAATCCAGCCTGCTTCTTCGTGGTTGATTTCAACTTCGTAAGTGCCCCAAGGTGTATGGCGTGGATTTCGCCATTCATAATTTTCAGTGGTCATGCGTAACGTAGATAAAGGGATGTACCGGCCTCGCCGTAGTTATTGTTTCCACTACCGGTCCTGCCACATAGCCTCCAAGATCCGCTAGGTGTACCACTCGGGCTTGAAGCAAGAGCATTGCTGTAACGGAGGTAAGTTCCAGATACTGTTCCGCCAGCAGTCTTGGCGTCATAACTAGTGTGGGTTCCAAGAAAGGCATAAGTACCCGATTGGCCAGCCGAAGATGATTTGTAGCCGTTCCTGACACCAGCGTTGGCAAATGTACCCGCGGTGATGGTGCCAGTTGCAGTGAAGTGACCAGCATCGTCAAAGGTGAATCGGGTGGTCGATCCGTCACGGATGTAGAAGTTACCGATACCGCTATTTAGGTCCATATACATATGGGACCCGTTACAGAATAACTCAACATCATCTCCAGAGCCAAAACGAAGAATATCGCTGTCGGCTAGGTCAATGGCTCCACGGACAGACAGGGTTGAGTCGACAGTAAAGTTAGTGAACCGGCCACTTGCAAATGTTCTATCGGTTGTTCCGACGTTGCCAGTGTTATCAGCGTCAGGAATAAGGTCGTTGTAGACAGTGACGTTGGTGCCTGCACTCAGTGATGCAGCACCATTGCTGTAAAGAACAGTCGAGCTGTCATCGTTGCAGACGATGCTGTTCTCACCAGCCTTTGCCTGGATGTAGATGTTACCGCCATCATCACCATCCACGTTGCTGCGGATATAGATGTGGTTGGTATTGTTGTCAATGTAGCTACTAGTGCCATCATGGTAGATACGCATATCAGCGCCATTACCAAATCTGGCCTGATAGTTGTCCTGCCATTCCGTATGAGCAGCGACATTGTCGTCTGCATCTGAACGAATAAACTGATCTCCCGTTAGCGAATTGAGAGTGGTTGCGTCAATGGCATCCGCAGGTGTCAGATACCCAGCATCGTTAGTGAGCTCTGAGACATTGTCATTAGGCTGGATAGAAGTCTGTGCAAGAGCGCCCTGCTGAGCATTTGCAACGTCTTCTACACGGGGCACAGAGCCCTGTGCATAAGGACCACCAGGAACAAAGACACTGCCGGTAAAGGTTGCTCCAGAGAGGAACGCAACTTCCTGTGCTTGAGGAGCTTCCGCACCAGTCGCTCCAGCGGGAACCTCAACAGGACCTGTGAAGGTTGCACCAGCCAAGAATGCAACTTCCTGAGCTTGAGGTGCTTCTGTACCGGTTGCTCCCGCAGGAACGTTCACGGCGCCAGTAAAGGTCGCACCATCAAGGAACGCCACTTCTTGCGCCTGGGGCACTTCAGCTCCAACTGCACCTGCAGGGACCTCGAGGGGGCCCGTCATTGTGCTGCCAGTCAGCTGAACGTAGCGAGCATCGGTGTCGAGAACGCCGTACTGAATAAATTCCCAGGAGTTGATCGAGCCACCTGTGTAGACAATGTCGACATACAGGATGGACGAACCAACAAAGTTGGCAGGAATGTTGCTCAGAGGGCTGAAGTTCTCGATTCCAGTGGAGTCACGGACTCGGAGAGAGTCGCCTTCTGAGGGGGTTGCATAGATCGCACTAACATCGTCGACCGGGACATAGCTGATGACCTGACCCACCAGCTGCAGGGCGTTCGCAGCGTTGGTATCGGCGTTATCTGCAGTGGTAACGGCGTCTTGGGCCGTCTGCACAGCGTTATCTGCGGTGGCTTCAGCGGTCTGTGCGGTAGTTACAGCGCTTGCAGCAGTCGCATTGGCCTGAGCAGCACTGGTGACGGCGTTCTGAGCTGTGGTGACGGCATTTGCAGCAGTCGTGTTGGCGGTTGCAGCACTTGCAACAGCACTTTCAGCGGTCGTTACTGCGCTTTCAGCAGTCGTAACAGCACTTGCAGCGGTCACATTGGCCGCAGCAGCGCTAGCCACAGCGTTATCAGCCGTAGTAACGGCATCTCCGGCAATGACGGTTGCACCTTCTGCCTCGGTCACTGCGTCTTCTGCTATGTCAACAGAACCTTCAGCAATGGTCTTGGCCTGCTCGGCGGTGTCATCCGCCTCTTGGATCACGTAAATGCTCTGAGTGAAGTTGTCATTCAGATCCTTTGCTCGAATAGCAGAGCCAGGGAAGAAGACATTCTCAATGTCATCAACCTGTGTTTGGCGATAGATCAGAATCGCAGCATCAACTGCAGGAGCAGTCGTAAATTCGACAGTAGTAGCGTTGGCTAGGGTGTATGCAGTTGTATCAACGCCGTCAATAGAAACTTTAACGTCGTCTTCTTTAATATAGGGGAATGTAAAAGAGTAGAGGACGGTTGATCCGTCCCCCACGTATGCATTTTTGATGATTGCCATGTCGCTTAATTAGGCATAATCCAAAAGGTACTGAAGGTGCTTGTCGTCCTGGATATTTAGATTTGTTCCAACGAGCTGAGCGCGTGTCTTAGCTCCATTGATTGCATCTGCTTCGTTACGGAACTTTTCGTTCGTGTTATACAAGCGATTGACAGCATCAGTACGTGCCTTGCTAATCAGAGCCATAGTCTCTGTGTAGAAGTAGTAGCCTTTACGGCCACCTGCACGGGCATAGTCTGGGTTACCTTCTCTCCGGTCCTTTTCTGCCTTCGCTTTGCTGTCTTTATATGGCTTGGAGTTTTGCAGACGTTTGATATCGGCATAAAGACGACCGTCTCCCATCTCCTTAGTGATCATGCCGATCATTACTGGGGATAGTTCTACGCCTGAACGTAATCCGATCTCACTTACCTCAAGGCCAATGTCCTCAAGTTCATCGCGGACTGGGTCTTGCTTGCGCTGGGAGACCTTGTAGGGCCAGACAGCGTTGCCACCACCAGATGGGGAGAACATGGGGTTGCCATCATTCTTCAACCAGTCGTAACGCACAGCTCCCTCACCAATCAGACCGCCAGTAGCTTGAAACTTAAGGCGTTCCAACTCACTGGAGAACTCCATCATGTAGGGGTACATGAGATTGGTAAGGTTTCGACGAAGTCCTGCATATGGCAGAACGTTATTGAAAGTTTCCGCAGACATATTGACGAACTTATCGGCACCAGTTGCGTTCGGCTGAAGGATCTGTCCGAATGGAACAAGTCCTGCGTAGTAAGACTTCTGAGTCAGGTTGGCAGACAGAGAGAAAGCCAGATGACCCATCAGGTACTCAGCCTGATCTTCAGAGAGTTCCTTGTCTCGAAGTGCTTGGAAGGTATCTCCTACAGCACCAAGGATCATGTTGAAGGGTTCTAAGCGTGAGTAGTCAATCCAAGCATCAGTTCCGGGGATTCGGATGCTACGGACCTTGTTGTTCTCCAGCCAAGCCTTCCTTTGCTCAGGATCGGATGGACCGTTGCCTGTCAGGTTGCCGCTAAGGGCCAGCATCCCTGCAGTGCCAATGACAAACATGCCAGTGGCTTCACGTCCTTTCATCTGTGCAATGAGAAGATCATCGCCAGACTTCATTGCCTTCTGGTACTCGACCAGTCCTCGATTAAGAAGGGGGACATGCTGTGCCGTATAGACCATGATGTTGTGACCCGTCTTGATAAACGGGAAGAACACACGGAGAAGAGGCACACCTTCCACAAGGCGAGCGAAGTTAGCTGCCATTCCTTCCAGTTCAGTCTGGTAGGTGCTTTCCTTAGCTGCTTTTAGAAGCCTTTCATCGAGAATTGCTCCTGAAACATTGTCAAAGCTGGCATCTGCATGCTTCTTGAGCAACATCTCGAACATGGCTTGGGTTTGGTCTCCAGCTGCTTCACCAGTTTCTTCTGCAGCTTCCATCCACGTACGAGTATTGAACTCGTTACGGGCCACCATGGTCTTGAAGAATTCATCAGAGGTGGTCAGCATCCTTGATGGCCAATCCAGAAAGGGATTGTTCACCATGGAGTTCAAAGAACTGACCATCTTGACTCCCCACTTAAATCCAAGATCCGAAGATTCGTTGGCAAGGGTTTCTAGGAGTTTGATCTCTGCAGCAGTTTCTGCATTCCTCAAAAGACCTTTTCCACCATCATTGATGGCATTGCCCCCGTTATTCCAGACAAGAGTGGCTACTTTCCACGCTTCAGTCATGTTCTGCCACATGCCTGCATAGGTTGCAGCAGTTGCTTTGCGCATGATTTTGCCTTGTCCACTCTCCATCCAGAATGATCCCATCCATGCCTGTGCAGGGCGATAGAAAGCGTTCATGGCGTTGCTCAGGTTATTGACCAGTTGGGTCTTCACACCTGACAACATGGAGTTGTAGAAGGCTTGGAGGCCGGACTTCATCAGTACACCGCCAAGGGTGCCGCTGATGCTCCGCATAAGAGCAGGATCACCACCAGCAAGAGCCAGTCTTGAGGCCAGGATCTCCGCATTCTTTACGGTCTGAGGATCTCTGGAGGCCAAATCCCTTACCAATTGGTCCAGCATCTCGTTGGTTTCCTTGACTTGGGTTTTGACTTGGTCTGGGGTTACCTTGTTGAAGAAGTTGGGGACTTCAACGCCTAGGGCAGGGATCTTGAAGTTATTAAGTGCCCGACCAAACACCTGTGAGGTGTATTTGTAGGTGGCCAGTAGGGCCTTCATCTCATCCACCATCTTGATGACGGCAGGCATGGAGTCCATACCGTTCTCACCAAGCCTGCGGACCTGGACCGCTGACTCAGCCAGACGGCTAGCGATGTCGCCAATGATAGTTTTGGCAGCTACGAGACCAGGATCGGTAAAGACCTCAACGCCTCGGACGGTCTCGACACCCAGAGATCTTGGGTCACCGTTGAAATCGGCCATGGCTACAGCAGCCTCTTCCCGAATCTCCTGAACTGACTTTCCACTTCGCTGGGCAATGGTCTGAAGGTCTGGATCTTTCTTGGTAAACCTCTTGAGGAGATCTTGTCCCCTCTCAGAAGCACCAATGATCTTCATCGATGCCGTAGTGATGATCGTCTTGGAGGTCGGACGTACACCCGTGAAGGTCTCTTTGGTCTGAGACACGGCTGCATCAACCATGTCCACCTTCGACACTTCCTGTGGAACTGTCTTGGTAGGTGAGGTTGTGCCAATGCTGTTACGGGCCCGAGCTGTGACCTGAGGGGTTGGGTCGTTAGGACGCCACTGCAGATCCCTGAAGCCAGCATTCCTGGTCATACCAACATTGCTGACACCAGCAGTGCGGATATAAGGCTGAGGAGAACCTGCAGGCTTAGGAGTAGGAATAGCTCGCTGATCCAGATACAACTTCGTGATGTTGATCTGTTCGTCCTTAGTCAGCTTGTCCCACTGATTCACCTCCAGATCGATACCAAGCTCTTCCATCTTGGTTTCCCAGCGTGCTCTTGCAGCATCGATCTGGGGTTGGCTTGGTGGGAAGGAAACGTCAGAGCTAGGAGGAGTTGCTCCACCAGGCTTGAGATCAATAACCTCAGTCGTATTGAGGTTCGGGAGATCCAGGCTCAACTGACCTTCAGTGGTCAGGTCAAGCTCACCCTGCACACCGTCGCCACGGGAGAGGCGGCCAGCAGCAACGTCGTAGATGGTCTCCTGGTCGAACTCAACGCCCAGGCGGATCGCTTCATCCCGATCCATGACCTGGCGAGAGATCTCCAGAACCGGTTTGCCCATCTCATCGATGTAGCCACCGATAAAGGTGTCGGGACGGCTCAGAGGCTCTGCGTTATCCGTGATCCAGTTGCTTAGGGATTCAGGGCTGAAGTCTGTGAGATCTTTTGCACCATCGATATTGACCATGAAGCCACTTACAGCTTCTTCACCGGTCTCAGGATTGACGGTGAAGCCAGGGATCTCACCTCTCTGAAGCTTCTCCCAAGGAACAACAGCAGGGTCAAGGGTTTGGATGTTCCGGGGACCGAGCGTGAAGTAGGTCTGGTTCTGGAAGCGCTGAGCAGTCTCAGACCATACGGTGGGACGTGGACGGGAACTGACTATCCCTTGGTCGTATTTCCGGGCAGCCTGTTCCCCAACCGCAGCAGCCTCATCGATAGACATCTTGCCTACCTTCTGTGCCTTTCTCGCAGCGCGATAGCCAACCCACAGAGACATCAGGGCATCAGCTGCTTCGCCAAGACCTGCGCCTTCAAGACCAGTCTTCAGACGTGCAATCCAGGGGTTGTCGTCCTCGTCCACAGCAAGAGCTGTGAGCCAAGTCGGATACCACTCTGGTGCGTGCTCACGAATGGTGTTTGAGAGGTTCCCATCCTCTGGGTTCTGCATCAGGTCGGCGATCACACCGCGGGCAGCACCAGAGAGGGAAATACCTAAGATGACTCCGGGAA